CATAATCCCCAGAGTTGACGTAGCGTGGAATTTGTAGTCCGACACGGGATAATGCTCAGGGTCAAACTGCATGTACCGATGTGCAGCTTTGGTAACGAAAGGAATCAGGAATGATTCTTGGAAATTAATGAGTGTTCTCTTGTGACGCTTGATGATGGCTCCCAGAGACATGCTGATGCCTGCTGCGGTTGCTTCACCATTGATGGACCCTGCTATGCCTGCGGAGTCAATCGCCCCTGTAGCGGTCTGTACCATCTTCTGAAGGGCATCTGCTTGTGCAAAGGTAATCTGACTAACTTGACCAAAATTAAACGGCTGTAGGATTTCTGATGGATTACCGTTGGTCAGCATGAGCTTTCCGGGCCTAACTTCTGGACGTGAGCCTCGTGGAATACGTGTAGCGTCCATAGCCATCATGGGGTGCACTGTAAGCGCCAAAGCGTCAATACGTGCCCTGATCTCAGCGTCTAGAGCCTTCTGTGAGTTGTAACCCTTCTCACATACGCCTCTACCCCAGAATCGTGAAGGTACTACGTCCCATGGGAAAGCAACAATGGGTCTGTCCTGCATCATGTATGGATTAGCTTCTGCCTTCAGGAGAGTACCTTCGTTAGCAATGACAACGATGGCTTCTACGTAGTAAGAATCGTTATCGTCTTCTGATAACACTTCTTCACCGTCTTCTGCCTGTGCGTCGTCCAAGAGGTAACGTGGGACTAAGCCGTAGTACTTCGTGAGACGAACCTTGTCGTCCAAGTACACCGTGAGGTCTTGGTCAGGCTCAATCTCAAAGTCAGGCGAGGAACCACCCAAGTCAGCCTCACGGTACACACCGGACTCCTGCAGCTGCTCAACGAGATGTCGGGATACAAACTCGTCCACAGCAACACCAAGGGCGTCCTCTACGCTAGTAGCTACGGGATCAATCAGGAAGTTCTGGGGCATCACGGGACGTAGCTTACAGATCGTTCTGTCCCTAACACTGACACCCACGGCAGTCAAGTCACCACCCATGATGGGCTGAGTTGCTGGAGCCATCTCTTTTTCTTCTGAGATGACTATTTCAGCGATTCCAGTTCCGAAGACAGCCGAATTAATAAGGCATTCAGCCACTGACTTACGGACTTTAGTAGCTTCAAAATCTGTATGCAGCTGATTACGGAGAAATACAATGTCCGCTTTTTCAGGGTCGTTCGCATCGTCCTTAATGTCAAAGAAGCGTCCTCTGCCAAATGTTGCTTCTTCAATTTCTGCCACAGAGCTTTCAACTGCTTGTTGCAGTGCTGGGCTAATGATCTTAGAACGTTCAGAGCCTCTTGTAGCATCTTCCTGTGCCCAGATACCACGCCATAAGCGATAGTATTCATCAAATTTTTCTGAGTAGTTGGATTCAAAGTGATCACGCCATGAGTTACACTTGTGCATCACCCAGTCTTCTAAGTGTTCCTCAATCATCAACGGTTTGTTTTCTTCGTTGAACTCTTCCATATATTAGTATCCCGATACGGAGTCTAGGACATCAAAGTCCTCGTACTCAGTTAAGTCGCCAGTGTAAGGCACTTTTGCAAGCTGATCTACGTAGGCCAAAGCGTCCACTAGGTCATCATGCGTTAATACATCGGGGAACTGGAACAACTCATCTAGGAACCTGCTGTTCCATTCCCCTTTGCTGAGCGAGATTATACCGTTTTCAAACCTACCCTGTAGTGCCCACATGATGCGGTCAGTTTTCTTTTGATTACCGTGTGTCAGTTCTTCCACTCTAAAGAAGAACGCGTGACGCTTCATCATGTCGGTCAGTGGGGACATTACTGCCTGCTTTGCTATACCTCTTTCTATACCTACACTAATTGGCTTGTAGTCCCTAACGGCTTGGAAGATCTTCTGTGCTGTTTCTTCCAGTGTCCAACGCCCATAAATTATATTCTCTACGTACCACCCGTCTTCATTTACGAAGACTACGGCAATCGCCGTGTTGTCCAGTCTACTGTTCTTAGTTTTCTTTTTGGATACGTCTTGGAAGCCTGCTAAGTCAATGGCAATGTAGCAGTCAAAGAACTCTGGTCTCTTGTCTGCAAACTTTACCCAGTCCTCTTTGAACATTTCGGAGCCTTTGGCTTCAAAGGACGCCATGAACTCCTGACGAAATGCGTAGCTGGACATGGACTTCTTAGCGGTATTGATTTCCTCCTCGTCCAGTAATGGGTTGTCATAGCTTGTGAAGTGCCATGACTTGTATGCTGGGTCATCAGCTAACTCTGCGTACTTGTACAGATCATAGAAGTGGTTACGACCCATCGGTGTTCCAATGAACAGTGCATTACCCTTCTGGTCAGCCAAGGCTGGTCTTAAGATCTGTTCCCATACGTCAGGCTTAATGTCAGCGTACTCGTCCAACACTAAGAACTTAAGGGACACACCACGCATAGTCTCTGGTCTGTCCCCGCCCTTCAAGCTAATCGTTGCACCGTTGATCAACTTGATCTGTAAATTGTTGATGTGGCTAGAAGCAATCACTGGATGCCCAAGTTCCATCAATGTTTCCCACATGATGTCCCTAGCCTGACCCTGCGTTGGGGCTATGTAGAACACAGTCCCCTTGTCTGTCTGCAGGGCATTCACAATTAGCATCCATGCAGCTAACCGTGATTTACCTGTACGTCTACCAGCCGCTACAATCTTGAATCTGGCTGTGTCTTCCCACACTTGTTGCTGCCATGGTAGCAGCTTAATGTCAAGATCCATTAAAATTAACTAGCGTGGTTGGTCTTGTGACTAACTCAAATGTCACAGCTACTTCCATGTTACCTGTAGCTTGGGACGCCTGTGCTTTTACTGTTTCTCCGTTATGTAAAACAAATATCGGTGCTGATGACTGACCACCAAGGATCTCTTTGCTTCCCGCTGTAAGGGACGTGTTGTCAAACATGTACAACTGTGGTACAGCACTTAGCTCCCAGTACAAGTCTATGTTGTTCGTACTGCCACCGTGGTTAGCCACAAACACGTACATAATGTTTGCTGTGTACCCTTCAGGCATTGTGAACAAAGTCTGTTCCACATTGTCCGTCAGTGTTAGATGTTTGGTGTAAAACATTAGTGACTACCATAGGTCCACATAACGCTTGACTTGGAAACCCTGTCGTCCACATGGACAAAGCTACGGGCTACTCCGATACCTTTGAAACCCATCTTCAGAGCTTCTTCGACGATCTTCCTACGCTGTATACCGTCCGTCACGGAAATGTCAGCGGCTACACCAAGTACATGCTGCCCGACAGTTTTCTTGTGTGCTTCGGCACTATGTTCTCTTGCCCTGTAGCCGCTTGTGATCTTAAAAGGGAAACCACACTTCTCCCTGAGTTCGTCCAACCTGTGTATAAACTTAACGGACATTTCGTTTTTACCAGTCTCTTTACAGTTGAACTCATCAATACTAAAATACTTGAACTCACTCATGTTCGGTGTAGTCTCCTTCCATAATTGTAGGATCAGTGGTAATTTGGGCGTCTGAATTGATCCCACTAATGGTAATTGATACAGAGTTTCTCCCACCGCTAAGCTTGTCCTTTTCAAAGTAAGACACTGGTAGCATACGGTCCATTAGTAGTTTCCAAGCTGCTGCCTGATTCTTATGTTCATCATTCAGTGCAGCATTCATAATACTGTCCAACACTTTTTGGGACTTGGGTGATGCTAACATACGAGCTTTGTACTCATTGATGATAGCTGCGTCACCCTTTGGACGCCCTACTGCACCTCTGGAACCTCTTTTGTTGGCCTCTACTAAAGACTTCTTAGGTCTACCTCGTTTCTTAGGTTCTACTTTAGTTGCTTCTTCTGACAATCGTATTGCCTCCTTTGTTTAACTTAGGAGATACTTAAGTTGTATAATTATAGTTTATAATAATTATTAATTACAGTAGCGCTTCTGTAGTACTACTGTAGTTCTGAAGCGGTGTCTAAATTGTCTTTCGTATCTGCCTTATATTATACCATACTTTTTAACAAAAGTCAAGCACTTTGTTGTACTTTTTACTACATTTGTGCCCC